GTCTTTTTTTTATTGACTTCTTCTATTCGGTTTCTCATGTCTTCTACCAGCTGTTTAGCCCTGGTGTCTTCTTGTTTTATTTTGTGTCTAACTCTATATAGACACGCCCAGGTCCTATGGCCTTCAAAATATTTACAGTTAGGGCAGACGGTGTCGGGAATTAATCCGTCTACCGGGCAGTGGATAAAACTTTTGCTACTCATCGGGTGATTAAATCGACCAGGCTTATAGAAGTTATGAGATCCACTAAAACCAATGCGCCTATAAAAATGCCACCACACACAGCGTAGAATTTGATATCTTTGTTTTCTTCTTTCAGGCGTCGATTTTCTGTCAGCAGCTCAAAGTTATCTTCCAGCAGTCGTTTATTTATAATTTTCGTTCCTTCGAGCTGCCATTTTATATCTTTAATATTCAATTCTTCTTCATATGTTTTTTTCGTGTTTATCCATTCCGGTAATGTGATTTTCATGTTTTAACCTCCGCTCGGTAATACTCCGTATACGTCTTCTGAATTAATGGGCCAGGCGTGTGTGATTTTTAACCCCCGGTCTCTGTTATTTCTCATGTCATCGTTGTAGGCCTTTAAAAGGTAGCGTTTCTTTCGTATGAAATTTTGGCCGGGAACAATACTTATTTCAGGTCCCGCTCCTTCTTTTTCGAGCATGAGCCCTATAAATTGGTTGTTATCTCTAATAGCGTCTTCAAATACTTGTATGACTTCTACTCTGTTCATCAGTTTTCACCTTTCGTATGAATTTATTTGGATCGGGGACGATGAGCCTTTTCTAAAAACGACTATCGCTGACGGAAATGGAGCGCTTCCTTTGCTGTCTCCGAATTTAAGGCGGCCTCTTATGAGTCTCATTTCGTTAGCCTTCATAACGTAGTCATGCCACCAGGCGGTATCCGTTCGGGCCGGCAGCAAGCAAACGACCGTTGCTTTTCCTTGCCTTGCCGCATCTCTTGCCTTTTTTACCCAGTTTCCTATTTGTCTTCCGTACGGAGGATTCATCCATATGACGCCCCCCCATTCTTGTTTTAGGGCATCTTCTTCTTTGGTGTAGTATTTATGGCATTTGGCGTTTTCTTTGCTCGCGCATATATCGAGCGTAAAATTAAACTCCTTGTTTAGCCTGTCAAAGAGCCATTGAGGCGTACCCCACTCTTCGCTGTTACTGGTGTACATTCCCTTCGTGATCATTTACCCGTGCTTCCGAATCCGCCTTCACCACGATCGGTTTGGCTCAGTTTATCCACTTCTTCGAACTCTACCGGGATGTTCTTTTCGATAAGGCCCTGCATAAATCGTTCGCCGGCTCGTATCCATTTCGTTGAATCTCTTCCTGTTGTCGCTTTGAAGATTCCTCTTACTTCTCCTCGATAGCTGCTATCGATAATCCCGACGCAGTTGGCAAGGAATATTTTCTTTTTCGCTCCATAGCTACTTCGCATAAAAAGCTTCATGTGGTAGCCTTCGGGAATTTCAAAGGCAAGTCCCGTCCTTACAAGTGCTGCCGGGCCTTTATGCATAGACCTGATCTCCGTGTCTTCCAGTGCGTAGAAATCAAAGCAGGCGTTCCCATTTGTGATTAGCGGCAATTGAGCGTTATCATGAGTCTTTTTGATTTTGATTTTTAAGGGTTCCATGGTTGCCTCCTATTTAAAAAATCCCTGTTTTAATATGTCGTATAGCATAGCTGTATGGCTATCGGCGGCGATGTTTACGTCCTTCTTGTACCCTGACGGCCATTTAATAGTGACGGTCCAGTCTTTCGGATTGTAGGTCAGTGTGCATTCTTCCCCGGCCATGCAAAGAATCCGTTCAAAAGCCGCCACTATAACGGCCTTTTGCTTTTGATCTTGTTTTACGATGAGCCACATCATTTCTTTTTCTTCCGGCGTCATTTTATTCCCCTCCTAAATTTCTCCGCTTATCACCAGTAGTTCACCGGTGATTTTTTTAATCTTCTTTTTTAAGTCTTTATTTTCCGCTTCCAGGCGGCTGTTTTCTTCCTTTAGCCGTCTGTAGCCTGTTGCCGAATATTCCCATTTAATACCGGCTAGAGCCTCTACTTCTTGGCGGCCGAACTTTACGCCGGGCAGCGGTAATTGGTGGAGTTTATTTTCGTCTCTTAGCCTGTATACAGCTGATTGAGACACTCCGTAGTATTCCGATACATCTTTTACGGACATAACGTCCTTCTTTGTTTTCACATTATTAGGCCTCCTCGTCATCGTCATATAAAGTTAGCCAGCAGTGGGCTTGCCCGCACGGTCCCTGCCCGTAGCCGTTGTCGATTCCGTTGTTGTAGCTGCATTTCTTACATGCGGTGCTAGGGTCTATGCCCATTTGTTCTAGCTTATTAACCGTCCATGTGTCCATTTTCATTTTCCTTTCTTATGTTGCACGGTTTTCCGTGCTTAATATGTAAAAAAAAGAGTCTCTACTTCTTCGGCCGAAAGTTTCTTGCCGGTTGCCTCTCTAGCCACTTTTGCAATCTCCCTTTGTGTGAAAGGGACCTTGTTTTGCATTCTTTCGGACAGGGCTGTGGTGCCGATTCCTAAGAATTTGGCAAAATTGCTATGAGTTACAAAGTGTTCTGCAATAAAACCTCTTAATTTTGCATAATTGAATTTTTCCATTTTTCTCACCCCTTTTGCACGGTTTTCCGTGTTGTTACAAATATATCACACATATGTATTTTTGTAAACGGTTTTCCGTATAATCTTTTTTATTTTATATTGATGTGATACGCTTTTCCGTATATACTACTTATATAGTTTGTTTCGTTCGCGGATTGGAAGGTTTTTTATGAATACATTTATCGAGCGATTGCGGCAAATTATGTCCGAGCGGTCTATTAGTCAAGCTGACTTATCGAGACTTACGGGCCTAAGAACTTCATCTATTTCTGATTATTTAACTGGTAAGTATGTCCCTAAACAGGATAAGGTGGCTCTAATTGCTGGTGCTTTGTCAGTAAGCCCGGCGTGGCTTCTTGGTTATGATTTTGAGGGTAGCAGCTTTTCGGTACAAACCGATCTTAAAGACGTGTTAGAGTCCGCTTCCTACTGCACTTACGGCGGCAAACCTATAAAAAAAGAGTTGCTTGAACGATTGATTCAGGCGGCCCTGGAGGATGAATCGTGAAACGCATGTTGCCGGTTGTGCTGGATTTAATTCGCGAGTATGGTACAAATGACCCTACCGAATTGTGCCGGTGCTTAAAAATAAGTGTAAAGAAGGTGGTAATTCCCGATATGCCAAAGGGCTTATCTCTTTGCGTTTTCGGGCATAATGTTATTTATGTTAATAAGCATCTTGACTTTGACGCCCAAAGTGTCGTTATCGCCCGCGAGCTTGGCCATGCTGTTCTTGGGCATGTACAACATAGGGTTTTGGGTTTTGATGTTGTTCCTCGTAAGGAAAATCCAGAGAAAGTGGGCCGGCAAGAGCTTGAAGCAAATAAGTTTGCGTTTCTTTTAATTGCGCATACGTGTTTGCGGAATAATGTCGATATGATAGATGGGATACGGGAAGAAAAATTGCTTACTACTGAACGAGTGTTGGGATTATTAGAGGTTTTCGCGGGTACGTCTTGCTATATTAAGTGATTTTATTTCGCGAATGGGGTGGTTGTGTGTCTGTGTTAAAAGTTCGTAAGTTTCCGAAATTTAATCGTTATGTGGCCATTCTTTTGAAATTCTTTGTTGGACTTTTGGTGGTTTTCTTTATCGCTGTTTTGGGTCTATTTGCTTATTATAAAAGTTATAACTTCGCACAGTCTTTTAATGGGGCGTATTTTTCCGTTGTTTTGGGGAATGAGCCTACGGCTAAAGAAAGAGAAAAGATAATTGCCGAAAACGGAGCTGACGCTCATAAAATTTTTGCGGAGCGACCCGCATTTTATCAGAAGCTCGTTTATATAAAATCGTCTGATTCTGGCACGTCTTTGGATGCAATAATCATGTCTGAAAAAGGTACCGAGCTCGAAAAAAAATATAGCGATGTTACATTTGATACTAATTTTATCGACGCCTTGAAATATCTTTTTCTTCATAAGCGAACCGGGTTTAGGCTATATTCTCAAGGTAAAGAGATAGGTGTATTGACGACTCCGCACACATATCAAGGCCGCACACTTACAAACTACGATATTTCATTAATCGGTAACGGCCAAGAAAAATCCCCGTTTTTCTTTGGTCATTCGACTATGAAAGATGATAGCTTTATGTGCAAGCCTCTTGATGGCAGGGATTTTGAGTCGTGGCGTAATGAGCTCGAAAAGAACCTAGCTAAGGAAGTGGAAAAAAGAGAAGAACGTTTTCGCCAGGCTGATCGGAAAATGAAAAATATAGAGGCTTATTATTCTACGGGTAAATAGTATAAATCAGTTTTACTTTTATTTTTTTGTGTGATAAGATGTCGTCAATGTACCCGTCACGCTTCTTATGCCGTAAGGCACTAGCGCACCAGGACGGGTCTTTTCTTTTATTTGGGTGTGATAGGGTGCAGGCAAACATTACAATACGAAAAAAGGATGGCGGCTACCAGGTTGTCGTTTCGTATAAAGACGGCAAAAAGTGGCGTCAAAAATCAAAACAGGGATTTGAGACTCGTCGCGCCGCTAAGGAATATGGACAAGATATAATAGAAGAATTAAAAAATACGATCTCCGTGTTTATCCCGGAGGATTTAAAAACTATTACGCTCCAGGATTTTTTATCCTTGTATCTTGAAGAGCGGGTGAATTTAACATATAACACCCGTGCTTCTTACCGACTTGCCATTCAATTCTTCTCCGAGATTGCACCGCTTCCTATCCGCGAGATAACTCACGCCCAAATTATTCGGATTTTTAACGACCACAAGCTTTCGCCCGGCACCCGTAATATGTATCTAGTTAGGCTGCGGACAATTTTTAATTACGCCAGGCGGCCTTATGGAATTATTACTCACAACCCTTGCGATTCGATTGAACGCATTAAAACTACAACCCGTAAGGTAAAGACGTTTAGCAAAGGGGAAATAGATACGCTCTTTTCTTATCTAAGAGAGACTTCCCTATACCACTACACTCTTATTTGCGTGGCTCGTTATACCGGCTGCCGCTATGGTGAGATTTTGGGGATTACCTGGGATGATGTAAATTTTACCGATAACACGGTTAGTATTAATAAACAGTTTGTCCGCATCAGTAAAGC